GGACTGCGTAAAGGTGAATTGTTGGCTCTCACATCTGATGATATAGGAAGTGCTACTATAAGAGTAAATAAATCTCTATTCTGGGATAATAATAAGCCTGATATAAAAACACCGAAAACAGAAAAGGGATTCCGTGAAGTTCCTATCATTAACTCACTTAAACCCTGGCTTCCCAAGAAAAAAGGGATTTTGTTCGACGAAAACGGCCGTTATATGAGAGATTCGTATTTCCAGAAAAACTGGTATAAATGGTGCGATGAATTAGGAATACATTGTACACCTCATCAGTTAAGACATAGATATGCAACTATGCTTTTTGATAATTCGGTTGACCCAAAGCTCGCCGGCGCGATTCTTGGTCATGCACAGATCAGCACAACTATGGATATCTATACCGACATACTGGATTCTAAAAAGAAGTTTGAAGGCTTATATCAGATGGACATAAAACCCTCGCACTGTGGTCGACCACTAAAAAAGTGTGGTCAAATCAGCCGATAACGGCTTTACTAAAGGATTTTTATAGGGTTCAAATCCCTCCTTCTCCGCCACTATAAAATCCCTGAAAAACTGCTAAATAAAGGCGTTTTCAAGGGATTTTTTCTTTTCTCAAAAGTACATAAATGTACATTATAGGACATCATAATACCCCGAAATGTGGTCAAAAATGTGGTCACTTTTAAAATGAAAAAAGAGGATCATTTTGCGATCCTCTTGAAACCACCGTGCATACCGATTAGTTTGTCCAGAGTGGTTGCTGGTTTTGGTTCGTGTGTCTTGTAGCGCATCTCTTCAGGTAGGTTACATTTCGAGCAGTCAAGATGAAGGTGCTGCATACAGAATATACAAGTTGTTTTCATTTTACCACCGCCTTATATAAATCCCGCACAACCTGAGTTGCTGTTTTGCCTGCGTTTTTTTCTTTTTCGATATAACTTATCAGTTCCTTGTCTTGTTCCTGGCGCAGCATTAAGGTTATCTTTGTATATGTCTTGTCATGGTAGCGCTGCTGCGTTGCGTTTCTTTTAGATTTATCTATCATCAGATCACCCCTGTTATCTTTATCATTTACAGGTTCAATTTTATCATTTATCTGTTTATTTGTCATCTTGTCAACCTCTTTTCTACCTATTTTATATATATAGTGAGTTTTGTTCATTGTTCAGTATTGCTATAAGAGTCTTTTTTACGCGCCAGTCCTCGCGGCTATATTGCCTATATTTGGCTGCTTCTTTTGTGTTGCCGTCCGTCTCAAGCTGCGCGGCCATGTTATCCAAAACTATTATTTTGTGTTCTAATTTCGAGATCGCTTTTTCAATTCTGCTTTTGATTGTGTTCCTCTTTTTCATCTTAAAATCCCCCTTTAATATATTGCATAGTTTCCGTTTTGTCGTTTTATAATTCCCCTTGTATATGGATTTTTTATAGCGTTCGGGCGGAATTTATAGAGCATTGTTTCCGCTTCTTTTATACTTTTGTACCCGTCGGCGGCAAGTATCCAGCACCCATCTATAGTACTGTAAAAATCAAGTCCGTATTTCCTGGGCTGATACTTGATAAGTCTTATTGTTTCGTTTTTTGTGAAGTATTCGCGTTTAATTTCAAACATTGTTTTCACCCCTTTATAAATCCGTTTGCTTTACCTCTTTTTTATTATTCCGGGGCGGGATCACCCGCCGCCGGTTTTATTTGTTGTTGATCCATAGATCATATATTTTGTCGTATGTCGTGCCGAATATATCCGACATTTTCCAAAAAATTCGTTCCCGCTGTAGGCTGTCGCCGCAGTCCATCAATTCATAAAAATCCAATCCGTTTTTCATTCCCTGATATAACGTATTCCAGGTGATATGCTGGTTGAGATCGTTTCTAATTGGATCATCATCATAGCTGAATGAATACCACGCGGCCGGCTTAGTCCTTATGTCGTTTAGGATCATCAGCAGATTTATATCTTTTGTTATATCCGCGCTCACGTTATCGGCGAACCCGTCCGCGTTTACTGTTTCGCTGCGGCCTTCTAACAGGTCGAATATATCCGCTGTTTCTATCCCGTGATTGTGGTATATTTCATTAACCCTGAAATACCCGCCGTTTTTTGTGCTGTAGCTTTTGCCTGTTTCAATTCTCATAATGTAAACCCCCTTATTTTATTGCGGCCCGGACTATTTAAGTCCGGCCGCTTTTAACATTTTGTTAAACTTCGCTTGATCTTTTTTTAACATCTCGTTAACAAATATGGTCCTGTTTCTGCTGTAGCAGCGCTGGCACTCAATACACTTACGCCCGCCGCAGTTAATAAAGCTGTTAATGTCTTTTAAGCTCATACCCTGATTAAGTAAATGATCCAGGCTGTAAACCGTGAATATTTTATCAATCCAGTTGTATTTGTTCAGTAGATCAGCGGCGGCTTTATTCTGGAATGGACTTGAGCAAATAATGATCAAGTTTTTAGGTTTTGCGTATCCGCTTTTTATTACTCTATCCACCAAAAACCAATTTTTGGTCCAGATCGTGAAAAGCGTTCTGGAATTGCGGCGGCATAATGTAAAGTAGTTTATTAGCTGCGTCTCACTTGCAAGATCGCCGAACGACTCGAGGCGAAATATTGCGGCGTTTATGAACGGCATAGCGGCGGCCGGGTAGATGTATTTATTCATCAGGATTGAATTAAACATATTTTTGATAGCCTGATCTTTATACATATTTAATTGCGTCTCAGCGTAGCAATCCGCACATATGCATTCACCGTTTAAGGCGCGCAGCTTGCAATATTCATTACACTTACATGATGTACTAAAGGATTGCTGCCCCTCCATTTTACCGTTATGCTTTGAGCATATCCCTGAAAAGATCAGCCCGCGGACTATCTCGCAGGTATCCGCTGAAAACTTGCCGTTTTCGTTATAGTCGCGCACGATCGCGGCCATTTTTCTATAGAATTCAGCGCAGCGGCGGCCGCGGCTCGCTCTTGTTTTAATTCTGTTGAGCTCTTTTTCTGATAATGTAGTCATGATATATACCCCCTAAAAAACTAAAATTGATTTACTTGTAAAATTCGTGCTTGCCGTATGTGATCTCCGGGCTGTACGCGGTCGCGCTGCTGTACTCTATTAACGCGTTATCACGGTCGCGTGATGTTCTAAAATAAAAAGTCTCGTCGATCTCGCCAGCGTAATATTTAACTAATGCATAAACCTTTATAGGATCGCGGCGCTCATTGTGTCTCATAATTCAAACCCCCAAAACATCATTTAATAGGTTAACCTATCGTATATATAAATCTTATCAAATAGGTTGACCTATTGCAAGCACTTTTTAATGAAAACACAAAATTCCACAAGATTATTATATTTTTACCAAGATAGTGAAATTAATTTCAGAACAAACACCGGACCGGGCAAAAGATCACGGAAAAAAGGACCTGAAAAAGCTTTAATTTGTACTTATAAAATGTTTGGTGTTTTCTATATATGAATAAATGTTGACAAAACCCGCGGCGCTTCTGATGGAATTATAGCGACGCTCCCGGGCAAAAGATCACGGGAAAAAGAAACAAGATCACGGGCAAAAGCCAGAACACAAAAGCAAAAGCCGGAATAATTAAAAGGAATAATATAACACGCTATTAATAACCATGTATATATACCAGATATAACAACTAATATTCTCAGATCATAACGATATAACTTTTATAATTGTTGTATGAAATGCAGTTGCCTATCTTTTTTTATAGTGCCGTCCACGTGCGCGCGCCTATGCCTAGCCCATAAAAATTTTACAGCGCATGAAATATTATGAACATATATATGCACAATATAACAGATATTAGTTCATTATTTTACACAAGGGAGGCCCCTATGTCCGTTGATGGGGGGCGGTCGCGGAGGGTGGTAACTTCATCGTGAGCCCAGAGATTTTAGACCTCAAATTAACTGACTCAAGATAAACACTTTGTATTTATATGTTCCCTATGGAGACAACGCACTATTACTCTCTTTGATTCTTTCCCGCCGTTCCCTATTTCGTTTCGTTAGTTTTCTTTTTGCAACGATTTAGGTAGTGGTACCCCTATACCTTTCTTTAGGGGGGGGGTCTTTTTTAAGGGTGGTCAGGCCCGAAAAAATTATTTTTAGAAAAAAGGTGGACTATGCCGAGAAGGAAAAGCGGAGAAAAGAACGTCCTCAACACCAATCAGGAGCAGTTCTGCCTGAATGTGGTGAACGGAATGAGCTACGTGGACGCCTATGCGAGTGTGTACGGCGACAAAAACCACGCATCCGTACAGAATATGGCTTCAAGGCTTGCGAAGAACCCCGTTGTCGCGAAGAGGATAGCGGACTTGCGGGAGAGGATGGCTTACAAACTGATATGGTCAAGAGCCGAAGCCGAAAAAGGATTAAGGAAAGTACTCGATATGTGTATGGACAAGGAAGACGCGCAGAACGCCATCAAAGCGATCATGGAACTGAACAGGATGTGCGGATACCACGCGCCCACGACGAGCCTTAATGCGACTATTGACATCAAATCCCACGATATCGACTCGATCATGAAGAATCTTGGGTTCGTGAGAACGGAGAAACTGACAGATGGGAAAGGTTGAGGACTTTTTAGCGCTCTGTAAGAGTATGTACGCCTGCTATGTGGCGTATTCTCACAACAACAAATGGAAAGCCGGCAAAGCGGTATCGTTTCTTTGCAAGACCGTTGAGGAGTTTTTGAACAAAAAAACAGGCCACGCATACGATATTTTAGTCATTTCAATGCCGCCGCAGCACGGAAAGTCGATGACCATAACGGAAACTTTACCTTCTTGGTACCTCATCAACAATCCTGACAAAAGAGTCATAGAGATAAGTTACTCTGAAGACTTCGCACAGTTGTTCGGAAGACGAAACAGACAGAAACTCCGTGAGTTCGGCAAGAACTTCGGTGTTTTTCTTGCTGATTCCCCCAACTCCAACACGGAATTTGAGACCACGAAGGGCGGGAGTATGATATCGAGAGGTATCATGTCGGGCGTTACGGGCCGTCCCTGCGATCTGATGATCATAGACGACCCTGTCAAGAACAGACTCGAAGCCGATTCGGACATCTACCGTGACAGGATATGGGCAGAATGGCAGGATTCGTTCAAATCCCGTCTTGCTGCGGGTGCGAAAGTGATTCTCATCCAGACAAGGTGGCACGAGGACGATCTCGCGGGACGGATAATCGAGAACGAAAAGAACGTCAAAGTCATAAATCTCCCCTGCGAAGCGGAAGAAAACGATATTTTAGGCAGAAAGCCCGGAGACGCTCTCGCTCCCGAGATAGGAAAAGACAACAAATGGCTCAAGGACTTCAAGGCGAGTTACGAAGACGGCTCGAGGTCTTGGGAAGCCCTGTATCAGGGACATCCTTCTGTCGCCGAAGGTAATATCCTGCTCCGTGAATGGTGGCAGAGGTACGACTTAAAAGACTTACCTAACGTCAACAGGGTGGTCATTTCGGTCGACGCCGCATTCAAAGGCGACGATTCGTCCGACTATGTGGCTATAACCGTCTGGGGAAAGAAAGAAGCCGACATCTACTTGATAGACATGATACACAGACAGATGGATTTCGTTGAGACCATCCAGTCGATAGAGCATATAACGAAGAAATACCCGCAGTACAGAAAACTTTACATAGAAGAAAAAGCGAACGGCGCGGCCATAATCTCCGTCCTTCGCAGAAAAGTGCATTCCATTCAAGGTATAAACCCAATGGGCGGGAAGATAGCAAGGGTAAACGCCATATCAGGCATCATCGAAGGCGGGAATGTTCATATTCCTAAAACAGCGTGGGGCGATGCTTTTATTACCGAATGTGCTTCATTCCCGAACGCCGCCCATGACGATATGGTGGACTCTATGTCTCAATGTTTAATGAGAGAGTACTACAAACACGATTTCGGTAAAGAGATAAAGATAAGGAAAAGCGATCCGTTCGGTATCCTCGGAAGGGAAAAGAAGGATATCCTCGGAACGAAAGTGAAAGTGAGGTCTTTCTAGATGTTCTGGAAAAAGAAAAAGAAAAAAGAGCGCGAACTTACCCCTGAGGAAAAAGAAAAACTCAAGGAAGCGCAGAAATGGATAACCATCCTAAAAAATGTAGCCGTTTATGACGGCACAGGAAAGGGGCAGATACATATTGAGCGATAAGACCGAGATATGGAAACTTTACGAAAAAGGTAAAGATTTCCAGACGAAGATGGATATGGTCAACGCCGCGACTCAGGCTTACAGATTTTACGAAGGCGACCATTGGAACGGCCTTGATTCAGGCGGCGAAAAGATGCCGATAGTCGAGATAATAAAGCCTATCATCGACTACAAGACGACCATATTGACCACGAACCAACTCGAAGCCGTGTACCTTTCGCAGAACTTCACCGCTACGCCGCCCGAGCAGGACGTAATGCAGGAAGTCTGTAAACAGTTATCGCACGAATTTCAGCGGTACTGGGAACACAACGATATGGACACGACTCTCTACGACCTCGTAATGGACGCGCAGATAACGGGCGACGCTTACGTTTACCTTTACTACGAACCTTCGGGCAAGAAGAGGAACGGTAAGGAAAGGCCCGGGAAGATAGTTTCGGAGCTTATACCGAACACTTCCATCATGTTCGCCGACGAGAACGAGAGAGATATACAGAAACAGCCGTACATTCTGATCGTTTTCAGAAGGAATCTTCAGTACGTCAAAGCGCAGGCGAAGAAGTTCGGCTGCAAGAAGGAAGACATCGAGAAGATAGTCCCCGACGACCTTAAAGAGCAGATGACGGGCGAAACGACCGAGGTTGACCGGGAGTCCAAGTGCCTTTGCGTTATGAAACTCTGGAAAGAGGAAGACGGACTTCACGTTTCCGAGTCTACCAAGACGGTGGTCTACAGAGACGATGAACTCATCCCGACCAAACTCTACCCCATCGCTCCGTTCGTATGGGAAAGAAAACAGGGACTTTGCAGAGGTGTTTCGGAAGTAACGAAGTACATCCCCAACCAGATATGGGTAAACCGAATCGAAGCCTATCGTCTTATTTCAGCCAAGATAGCGGCTTTTCCGAGGATAGTCTTCTCATCGAACCTCATAAACAAGGAAGACATAGCGACAGTAGGCGCCGCTCTTGAAGTCGAGGACAACGACGTTTCAAAGGCAATGGAGAGTGTCGGGTACATCAACCCCGCTCCTATGTCGCAGGACGCCAAACTCGTTATGGAAGAGGTCATGACCTACACGAAAGACGCCGCGGGCGCGGCCGACGTTGCGACAGGCCGTGAGAAGTTCGATAACTATTCCGCTCTTCTCGCTATTCAGCAGTCGGCTCAGGCTCCTCTTTCAAGACAGACACAGAGACTGAAGTCCACGATAGAAAGTATTGCAAGGATAGTCTTCGAGTTCTGGTGCACTTACTTCCCGAACGGGATAGAGATACCGACTACGATAGCGGTCGATTCCCCCTTAACGCAGATATCCTCTCCCCTTCAGACTCAGGGAACGGGTCAGGAGATAATGGCTGTCGTTAAGGTAACGCCCGAGCAGCTCAAGGCTCTCGACGTTGATATTCGTGTAGACATCACGCCTACGACACCTATAAACAAACTGACCGAACAGCAGAAAGCCGATAACCTGCTCGTAAGTCAGCAGATAACGTTCGATGAATACGTTTCTATCCTGAACGATGAAGAACCGATGAAACCCAAACTTCAGAGGGTAGTGAACGAGAGAAAGAAGATGCAGGATCAGATGGCGCAGATGCAGGACACCATTGAACAGCAGCAGGCGGCACTTGACCAGGCGCAGATAGAATCACAGCAGAAAGACGCTAACCTTTTAGCGGCTACACAAAGCGCATATATGGACGCGGCGATAGATATGGCAGCCGCAAAGGAAGGAGAATGATATGGCAGTAGATCCTTATAAAGTCCTATCGGAAAACTACGCTAAAAGAACCGAAGCGATAAACGCGCAGACTCAACAGGCTGAAGCGGAAAGGCAACAGAGAGAAAGAGCGGCTCAGGATTCACTCACGGCCGCCAACAGGGGAGTATACACAAGTTATAAGCAGCAGATAAACCCCTACGGCTCTTTCGCTTCACAGAATAACTTCTCATCGGGTGTGAGCGACTATTACAAAAACGCTTCATACGGCACGATGCTTCAGGGCATAGGAACGAATCAATACAACTACAACGATGCGATGAACAATTCCAATTCCCTTTGGCAGAACTACCTCGCACAGAAAGCGGGCAACGAAGCCGAAGCATTGAATGATTATAATTCGGCGGTACTCGCACAGCAGAAATATGACAAAGAACAGGAAGACGCTGAAAGAGAAAGACAGGAAGCGATAAGACAGTATAACCTCAATCTTCAGTTACAGCAGCAGAAACTCGCTGAAGACAAGAGAAGATATGATCAGGAATGGGCATATCAGCTTCAGCAGGATAAACTCGCTCAGGAAGCGGCTGCGGCAAGGTCATCGTCGGGCGGCGGTTCAGGCGGCGGTTCAAGACGTTCGAGCGGCGGCGGCGGTGGCGGTACTGATATTGAGATCCCTGTTGCTACGAGGACAGCTTCTCCCACTACCAACACGGGTGCGATAGCCGGACTTACAGGCGCGATAACACAGAGAGCCTCATCGAAGTCCTCTGCCGCATCGAGGAACGCTGCACTTGCGAAGAACGCCAAGTCCTCGAAGGAAACTGACAGCAAGTCCAACCTCATAAGGTCTTCCAAGACAATAACCGACAAGAGAACAGGCAAGAAATGGAAGATGATAACCTACATGGACGGACGCACAGAGACTAAGAGAGCCTAAAATCCTTTTTAAGACCGTTTCCCCTTAACCGGGGATTCGGTCGTTAACTTAATAAAACCAATCGTAGATTTATTTTAGGAGCAATCGGATGACTAAAAGACCTACTTACAGGGATATGCTTGACCCTGACAGACAAAAAAAGAAGCAGTCAACTTCAAATACTCAAAATTCAACTGTACAAACGGCTCGTTCTTCGGCAAACAAACTCACAGCCACTAAAAGAGCCGATACCTCACGCAGAGACGAAAACGGAATATGGCGCGGTTCTCAGGCAATGGTCACGGGAGAACAGTTCGGTAACGGGAACAAACTGAACGCCGAGAAAAAAGGCACCGTGAAGTCTTCCTATACCGACGACCGAAGAGCAAAGATAGGCAGAGAGACAAAAGGACAGTCCTATGTCATAGGCAAAGGGTTCCAGAAAAGGAACGAAACTCCTCAAAACTCCTATATAGACAAAGTCAATCCCACAGTCGGTCAGGAGAAGAAAAAAGGCACTTCCATCGGCGGTATAAACTACGACAGAGCGGAAGAAGCGAGAAAAAAAGCGGGAAATCAGTCGACTGCTTCTCTCCTCGATAAGGGTTATAAGACATACCAGGAACTGCAGAAACAGAGAAAGAGCGATATGTCGGGCCTTACCGATGAAGAATACGATAAGACCGTAAATAACTATCTCTCCTACCGCCCCGTCAACAGCGTGGACGATGTTTTCGCTACGGCAGGCGATACGGCAGGGTTCTTAAAGCAGACCATAAAGAACCTCGATAAAGAGATAAATGATCTATCGGCTACGGTCACTACCTCAAAAGACCCGACAGCCACGAACAAAAGAGTAAACGAACTCCGTTCGTATAAAGACAGACTCACGGCAACGATGAATCAGTTCAAGAACGAGTCGCTTTATTCCGAAGGCGTACAGAAAAGAGAATGGTATTACGAGAACTCCCCCGATACAGCGCAGATGGTTCAAAGGGGTATGCAGGGCGAGACGTTCCTTTCGGGCGTTACCGATGACGAGTTCGCGAACAGTTACGCAAGGTCTCTTACCATCGGTCTTTCCGAAGACGATACCTTAAAAGCCGCGTCAAGGTTCATGACCGACAGAGAAAAAGGTGTTTATTACGCCACAAGGGCAAGAGAAGGCGACGAAGCGGCAAAAGATTATCTCCGTAACCTCTATCAGTACGGCGATCTCGGAAACAGAGTCACGGAAGCGACCGACAAGATGTACGACAGCAACGAGGACCTGAATCCCATCGTCAGAGGAATAGTCAAGTACGGCGGTTCTTTTACTTCAGGTATAGGCAACTCCATCGAAGGTATGGGCGATGCCATGATGAGGATAGCGGACGAGGATTATATCCACGCAGAGAACATCGGCAAGAAGATGTACGCTTTCAGAAAACAGCAGAACCCCGATGATATTGGTGTGGACATCGCTTTTAACACAGGTAATATGATGCCCGCTATAGTGACTTCCATCGCTACTGGCGGCGCTTCTTCCCCATCGGTCGCGGCTGCTGTAGCGTCATCCACGATGGTCGGTGTGTCTTCTTTCGGTAATACTTATCAGGACGCCAAAAGACAAGGCTACACCACAGACGAAGCGACATCATACGCTCTTGCGACAGGCATATCCGAAGCGGCTCTTCAGTACGCACTTAACGGTGTCGCCGCAATGGCGGGCGGTTCTGTCACGGCTTCTGCCGGAGCAAGGGCTGTGGGCGCTGTTGAAAACGCAGCCGTTAAGGTATGTGAAAACGGAGCGAAGAACGTCATACAGAGACTCCTCGCCAACGAACCGGCAAGAGCTATGATGAACAAACTCATAATGCTCGGTATAGGCTCTTCGGGTGAATTTGAAGAAGAATATCTGCAGGCTGTTTTAGAGCCTGTCTTCAGAAGCGCTTTTCTCGGAGAACTCACTCAGGTAGAACCGTTCAGCGAAGATACAGTATATCAAGGCATCCTGGGCGCGCTTTCGGCGGGTGTTATGAACTCCGGGCAGACCGCTCTTCAGGTAAGGGCAGAGAACCAGGCGGGAGCGAAAATGCTCGAAGCGACAAAGAACGCTGACGGAACAACGGGGCCGTCTCTCGTTGAAAAGATACTCACGACAGGTGGAGACAATGACGAAAATCTTTTAGACAGCCTTCCCGATACGGCAGATGCCAAGAGACGTGCTCTCGCCATTAAGGCGCAGGGCCTTGAAAATACCTCGAATGGTGAAGTCGGAAGGTTCGCTATGTCCTACGCAAAAGAGCAGGACGCCGATGCGGGCATCAAGGCTCTGGTGAGAGGACTTCTTTCCTGGAATCAGGTGTCGGATGACGGAAGAAAAAGGCTCGTTGATCCCAAGTACGCCGAGTATTTAAGAGAGAGATACGGTCTTGACGTGGACGAGAACACCTCTCCCGAAGATATGAAGAGAGCCGTGCAGGAGAAATGGAACGAGAACAGACGTTATCTCAAACGTGTCGTTCCCGAGATAGAGAGTTACCTTCGCGGTGAAATAGGAAGAGGCGAACTTTCACAGGAAGCGAGAGACTTTATAAACGACCCCACCTATATGGGATGGGCGCTTGAGAACTATTCCAATACCTTTCTTGCATCGACTGAACAAAGAAGTCAGGCTATCGACGAATTTGTCGAGAGATTTGCCGGAAGAGAACTTACCGAAGACGAACAGGAGCGTCTTGCCGAGATAAAGGAAAGAGCACTTTCAGAGATAACCTACGGCAAGGAATTAAAAGACATAAACGCGATAAGAGAGATTGAGGACTTTATCTACTCATTAAGAGGAGATAACGATGACTTTAACTCAAGCCCGTTCATAGCATCGGGCGGGGAGACCCTGACCAATGCCGACAGAGAGAACGTTCTCGACATCCTCCAGGGCAGAGGTCTCAACAGAGAAACTACAGAGCAAAGTATTGAAGCACCTACGGCTGAAGAAACACCGACCGAGTCGGCTGAAGAAATTGCCACCGAAACGCCGACCGAGACTGCACCCACAGAGACAACGGAGTCTGCTCCCTACGGCGAAGCGCTCGCTCCGGACATCACGGGCGAGGTAGAGATGACTCCCGAAGCGTTCTCCGAGCCTCAGGGTATCGATACTTCCGACCCGCAGGCTGTTGAAGACAGAGCGGCCGAACTTATGGAGAAGGAAGACAGAACGGCGGCAGAGTCCAATCAGCTTAAATTTATAAGGAGCGAATATCCCGAGCAGTACGATGACGCGTACACAAGGGTGTTCGGTGAGGATTCCTTAAATGAGCAGAGAAAACAAAGACAGAAGTCCGTTAATACCGAGGTAAAGGCACAGCCTTCGCAGGAGAATCAGTACGAATCTGACAGAGCGGCGCTCCGGGCACAGCAGCTGACGGATTACAAGCAAAAGAGCCTTACCAAAGAACAGCAGAAACAAAGGACGCACGAGAAGACCGAAGCGGTCGCATACGAACTGCTTGATACTCTTGCATCTTTCGACGCTGCCGGCAAGAAAGCGAAGTCGGGCAAGATATATAACTCTATCAACTCGGCAAGAAACGCTGCAAGGGCAGCCGCTTTCTCTATCGGTATGTCTACGGCAGGTCAGTCTACGTTCCAGGCGAACTATAAAGGCGAAGCGGTCGGAAGGTCTCTTCGTGAAGTCTTCTCTCCTCTGTATAAATCCAAGCATCCCGAAGCGCTCGCTGATTTCTTTGATTATTTAAGAGCGTGGGATCAGATAGACAGAGTAAAGCAGGGCCGCGGTCATGTCTTAAACGCTAAAGGCGAAGTCATGACCGAAGCCGAAGCTCAGGCTATAATCGACGAACTCGAAGACAAGTACGCCGTAAAGAGGAAGAACGGCGAAAAAGGTCTTACCTTCACGAGAAGGAACGTGGACGAGAAGTTCAGAGCAAAGAAGAGCCTCGGCACGGAAGAAGTAGGATTCAAGGAACTTGCTCAGGATGTGTGGAATTATTCAAGGAATCTCCTTGATTACAGACTCGATGCAGGCCTTATTTCAAAAGAAGCGCACGACATCATAGCAGACCAGCACAAGCATTACATCCCCGCCGAGTACGCCGTTGACTCTCCGAGTTACGTCGAAAGATCAATGGAGTCGGGCGGTGTCACGAAGACCATCAACAGAGATACGGGTTCTACTTCGGGTCTTCCCTTCAACCCCATCGATGATGTCCTCGCAAGGCAGACCGTGAACGTGATAGTGAACGCCAAGAGGAATTACGCTCTTCAGGTACTGGCAGACGAATATCAGCGCAACCCCAAAGGTGTCGATGGTTATGTCCGTTACGTGGAAGAAGCCGAGGACGCCATCAACCGTGTGGAGAGCAAGCACACGAACACTTCTCTTGACGGCATAAACGCGCAGGTGGACGAGTTCTTCAAGGACGAGATAATGCAGGCCAAAGAAGCCGACAGGATAGCGGGCACTCTTGAGCTCTTCAAAGACGGAAAGAAGTATACGATGAGAGTCTCGGACGGAATACTGAAAGGCTTTAATTCCTTGAACACCGATATCTCGAAAGTAGAGAAGGTCATAGGCGCAGGAAACAATATGTTCCGTATGCTCATAACCAACTACAATCCTTCATTCCTCTTGAGGAACTTCTTCAAGGATATGGGCGACTCGCTGTTCTTCTCCATCAACACACGCAAGTTCGTGAGGAACTACGGACAGGCTTGGAAACAGATGACATCGAACGGCGATATATGGCAGCTCTATCAGGCTAACGGCGGTTTCGCTTCCTCGTTCTTCCAGAACCCCGCTCAGGGCGGTAAAGGCGTCAAAGGAAAGAGAAATCTCGTAGCGAGGTTTACCGTAGACAAGATAGAAACAGCCAATATGACCATTGAACAGGCTCCTCGTTTCGCGGAGTTTATGACTTCACTTGAAGAGCAGGGTGTTCTCACAAGAAGTAAAGATGTGAACGGACATACCGTTGTCGAGATAGACTACGATAACCTCACCCAGGATATGCTCGATGAAGCGATGTACAGAGCGAACGACATAACGGTCAACTTCGCTCGCGGCGGTCATCTGACGAAGATGGCTTCAAGGACTATAGTTCCCTTCCTCAATGCGGGCGTTCAGGACTGCACGAGGATAGTAAGACATTTCCAGCAGAAAGGCGGGCGTGCTTGGTTTAACCTTATCGCCAAAGCAGCCGCTTTCGGTATAGCCCCCGCCGCTGTGTCGGCGATGCTGTATGAAGACGATGACGAGTATCAGGAAGGACTTTCCGATTACTACAAAGATAACTTCTACGTATTCAAGTACGGTGACGGACAATGGCTGACCATACCGAAAGGCAGATTCATGACCGTGTTCGGCGGCGCTACAAGAAGGCTTGTTGAAACGGCTCAGGGCAAGGAAGTTGACTGGAAGTCATACGCTGATACTGTGACGAACAACATCGCTCCCGCCAACCCCATAACGGACAACATCTTCTACCCCGCTTTCAGGAACTTCGTCTTAAACGAGAACTGGTACGGCGGGAAGATAGATTCCGAGTACGAACTCAAACACCCGGAAAACGCATACGACGAATCCACTTCGGTCATATTCAAGTGGATAGGTCAGGGACTTGGAGTGTCGCCCAAGAGATTGCAGGACCTCGCCGATTCCTACGGCGGTGTAGTGGCAGACATAGCGATTCCTTTGACGAACAACGAAGCCAAGTACGATGAGTGGTGGCAGGCAGCACTCGGTACGGTCACGAATTCTTTCACGAAGAACACGCAGTACGACACGAGCGGTGTGTCAAGTCAGTACTACGCTTTAAGGGATGAACTTGATACACGCAGAGACGATGAAAGAGAGAACTGGGCTGACGAAGTAAAGACTCCTACCGATTACGTTTCGTATTACTTCAACGATACGGATAAAGAGATATCGAAACTCTACGAGAATCTGAGGATGATATACGATGCGAATATCCAGAACAAGGATAAGCGTACGCTCGTAAACTTTGAAAAGCAACAGCTCTCTACTCTGTACGCTACGGCATCGGCAAACTCGGAACTTCTTGAGAAGACCATCCGTAAGTACTGGAACGTAGACCCCACGGCTGATGTGGAGATACAGAAACGGCAGTCCTCTGAAGCGTATATGAAAGCGCTCTATGATGTCTTCGGTTCGGAGATAGCGCTCCGCAAATCGGGTGTATCCGAAAAGAAACTCGGCGAGATCAAGCGCCAGGGCATAAACCTTAACGATTACTACAAGTACTATTCGCTCACGAGATCGGGCGATAAGTACATGACTTTGGACGCGGACGGTTCTACACAGAATTACACGGATGCTGAAAAGAAACAGTTCCTTCTCGATGCCAAAGTCTCCGAAGACTCCATGAAGAAGATATACGCAAGAGAGTTCGAGGATAAGGACACAAAAGAGATGAGCACCATCAAGTACGCATCGTCGCACGGAGTAAGGACGGAAGCCTTTATTAAAAGAGCGATCCAGGCTTCGGGTGAAGAAGGCGATAAACTTGAGAAGACCACGTATGATACGTACTGGGAAGACGGCGAACTTAAAACGAGAGCGACCGAAGGCGAAACCTACGCACAGGGCACTAAACTCGTGAAGTCGATAGATAATCTCTTGAATTCGGGGTACACCGACAAGGAGATAGAGTACTTCTATCAGAAAGAGCATTCTACCGACAACGGATATGTGTACGCCCTTGCATCGGGTATGAGCGCCAAAGACTATCTCGATTACAAGTACAGAACGGCAACGCTCCGTGCCGATAAGGATGAGGACGGAAACACCATTTCGGGCAGTCTCAAAAAGAAGATCTGGGCGCAACTTTCGCAGATGGATATATCCGAACCCGAAAAACTGCTCTTGTTTGCAAACAATTACAAACTGAAGAAAAACGAGTACACGGCCGTGGCGAAGTACATAACGGGCCTTGATATTTCAAGAGACCAGATGGTGTCTGTTTTGGAAGGTCTTGGCTTCACCGTACAGGACGGCAAAGTATACGCACCATAAAGAAGGGCTTTTATTTCCTCCACTTTTCACCTTCTTTGTCTTTTGGAGAGCGAGTCACCTCATCGCTCTCCTTTTCGTTTCGTTGTTTTTGATTACCCCAAAATTTGAATTGTAAAGGGCTAACCGCCCCGATTCGCTGACGAGCAGATAATACGTGAAAGGAAAACTTAATATGAGTGAAATCTACGAAGATGGGCTGACAATGGATCAGGCTTCGCCCGACCTGAATGAGGTAGCTTCCGAACCAGTCGCCGACGAACCTAGCGAAGGCGCCGAGGTAGCAGAGATCCCGCAGGAAGAAACTCCCGCACCCGAGAAGAAGCCGAAAACCAAAACGGTATCGGACAGAATCAACGCGATAAGAGCGGAAGGCGATGCGAGATTAAAGGAATTACAGGAGAAGTTCGACAGAGTAAATCACGAACTCCTTGTAAGACGAGCAAATGAGGAAGGCATACCCGTAGAAGAACTGGCGGCTCGCGACCGTATGGAAGAAGAGAACTTCAAAGAAGCTCTTCACAACGACCCCGAGTTTAGAGAACTCCAGCAGAGAGATTTTGAACGCCAGAAAAACGAAGTACTCACTCAACTTCAGGACGCGTTCCCCAAAGACGGAATAGAAGACCTTGATGTCTTACCGCAGGATTTCTTCCGTATGCTTCAGGCGGGCGTATCACCCGTAACAGCGTACAGAGCGTCTGTAGCAGATGCACAGAAGTCCACTCCCCCGTCCACAGGCAGCGTCAAGTCGCAAGGCACACAGGAAGGTGCTATCACTACAGAACAACTCGAAGGGATGTCTACCAGAGAGATCATCGAAAACTGGGACAAGATATTCCCTGATGGATGAAAGGAATAACAAATGGCAGTAACAGGCGTATCAAGAACAACATTTATCCCCAAACTATGGGAAGCGAGTGTTCTCCGTGCTTATGAGAACAAACTCGTAGCAAAAGAAATATGCGGACTTAACCCGAAGGCCCCCATCACCAAGTACGGTGACACGGTGCATTTCCCCGGTCTTGCAGACCCTACTATCGGAACATATGTTCCTGACGGAATAGCGGACGCAAGCGCAACAGCAACAACGATCACTTATCAGAACCTCACCGACAGCGATGTGACTCTCGTAATCGATCAGGCGAAATACTTCGCATTCAAAGTGGACGATATCCTCGAAGCACAGACAGAGATCGGTGTAAGAGGTTCACAGACAGAGCGTGCCGGTTACAAACTCCGTGACGATGCTGACAAGTACATTCTCGGTCTTGCTCCCGCAGCCGTAACAGCAGGTTCTATCACAGCCGGTCAGGTCGTATCAGGCAGCATCACTTCCGCTAATGTCATCAGTTCCATCGGCGAGATGAAGAAGATCATCGAAGAGGCTAACGTGCCGAACGAAGAATCCTTCATAGTCATCCCCCCGTGGCTGAAACTCAAACTCCACCTCGCAGGTATCAAGTTCTCAATACTTGAAGGCACAAAGGGAGTTAAGAACGGCATCGAGTGGACGAATGACCTCGGCTTCGATATGTATGTATCCAACAACCTGACAGAAACGACTGCTTCAAGCACAACGACAACTCACGTCGTCGGCGGCTCCAAGAAGGCTATGTGCTATGCAGGTCAGATACTGAACACCGAAGCCATGAGACTCGAAGGCTCTTTCGCATACGGCGTAAGAGGACTCCATCTCTACGGCGCAAAGATCATCAGACCCGAGCTGATGACAGTCGGACAGTTTGTTGAGGCAGCTGAATCCACAATCTAACAACTCTTAATGGGGAGTTCAGGGTGGACACCCTGCTCCCCTACCTATAGGTGACAACAATGAAATATAAAGGCAATCCCGATTTCGTGACCACGGTCGTAGGGGTAGGTAAGGTAAGACCAGACTCAAAGGGCATCGTGGAAACTGATAACTCATTAGTTATCAAAGTCCTCAAACAGTTCGGTTTCGAGGAAGTAAAGGAAAAGAAAGAACCCAAAAAGAAATAAGCCAGTACAGTTTTGGAAGAGGGCAAATAAATGGCAATAACATACGGAGAACTCAAAAAAAGAATACTTCTGAAGATAGACGAATACGAAGCGGATAGCGAAAGAATGACAGAGGACGAGGATATACTAGCCAGAATGCCTGATGTCGTAAACGAAGCCATCCGTTTTGTTTTTTACGGCAAATCCCACAACAAGACTTGGGATGTTGAACAGGGCGCGTCCATTAACGCTCTGGAGCCCGACCGTAACGACCCGAATGCACAGAAACTGTACGGTGAACACAGAACCGAAGACATCGTCTTTGAAGCCGAAAATGTCTACGATTTCTATTTTGAAGTCGATGATACAGCGACGATAGTTATTGAGAACTATGTTGAACACGAAGACGAAGAAACAGGCGAGATAACGCACGAATGGGTAGAACTTGCTACCATCGAGCACTCAAACGAACAGCCGTTCTCCGAGTTCAAAGCATATAAAGGCAGGATGTCGGCAGACGGAACGATGGTACACGCGCGCCTTACATTCAAAGGCCCGTACTACTACAGATACAGAAACGTATGTCTTCATAACGTGGCTTACGAAACGGACGAGAAAGTCCCTGATTACACAGGCTACCGTCAGCACGATATACCCAAGAATCTTTATCAGATAGTTGAAGCCTACAGAATCGTGAACGGAGAGAGAAAGAACATCTCCTACTACACGGAAGACTATAAACTCTACCTTCCCGATGTTGAAGGCGTAATACATCTTGTTTCTAAATTCTTCCCTGATCCCGTGACCGACGAGACAGAAGATGATTACGTAATCGATATACCCATCGACACCGAGTGGATCGTGGTCGCCAAAGCAGGAGCGATACTCCAGAGCGAGGGCGAATACGAAGACCTTATCGGTGACGAAGAACAGTATATGCAGATGCTCGAAGGCGACAGAGGACGGAGCGGAATGCCTAAGGTCGTGAGGTTGAAGTAATGGCATTTGTTTCAAGACAGCAACCGACAAAACCGAATAAACAACAGGTAACGATGTTCTTTGGTGACGTGAAGGGCGTGGACTTCAGAAGCGATGACACCACTTCCTTCCGTTCTCCCGAAGCGGTCAATATGTACCGTTCCCGTTTAGGGCTTTGGGAAACGCACGTCGGTTTCAGAAAGATAGGATACTGCGGAAAGAAAGTACCTATCTGGGGAATGCATAAGTTCATCTACCGCGACAAGTACGGCGATATGAAGACCAAAGTCCTTGTTCACGCGGGTTCAAAGATGTACACATGGGATAACTATCCAAACGAGTTCACTACCGATACCTTAACGGAGATATTCACAGGACTCGCGTCAAGAAGAACAAAGTTCTGTGAGTTTCAGAACACTCTTCTCATCTTGGACGGAGAAGCTCTGTACTACTATGACGGATATGTATTCGACTATGTATCCCACAAAGCATATATCCCACAGACGTGGCAGAGTAATTCTCCTGATGCCAAGAGCGGAACAGCGTACAACCAGAGAAACTTCCTGTCGAGGTTTATGTATGAAGGCTTCGCTCCCGATAACACTTCAACGAAATACGTTCTTCATATGAAGGATTTAGATCCCGACGAAGTTAAGGTGTGGAGAGGTTCTTCAAATCCTGAAGACCCCGATAACACTTGGCTTACAGAAGGAACGGATTTCACGGTAGACAGAGCAAAAGGCGAAGTCACATTCACTACCGCTCCGCAGTACGACATAACAGGTATTGAAAACCATTTTATTCGGTACGCCAAAACAGCTGCGGGATATGAAGACAGGATAAACAAATGCACCGAGATGATGACCTTTGACAACAGAGTGTTTCTGACAGGTCATCCCGGATTTCCAAACGTTATCTTCTGGTCGCAGAACGGTGACTGGACATACTACGGCGAAGTATCGTACTCCGACAGAGCAGGTACTTCTTCAGCACAGATGATATGTCTTCAGCAGTTACAGGAAAACAAATTCCTCTCTATCAAGGAAGACACTCATCAGGACGGAGCGTACGCCATATGGAGTCAGTCCGACCTCAATGACGAGTTCCTTGCGGAAACTTATCTCTCGTCTGCGGGCAACGCCACTATCGGCTGTGTATCCACCTTCGCTCATTGTGTGTTTGTCGACGATAACGTGTTTCTTTCATCGAACGGCCTTAACGCTATATCGAGAAATTTGTCAGTAAGTTTGGAAAGAAACATAGAGCACAGGTCTACTCTCGTTGATCCTAAACTCCTTGCCGAAAACCTAAAGGACGCGATCATGGAGCAGCACAGAGGCTACCTCTACATCATCTTCCCCAACGGTCACGGATACATGGCGAATAGCGCCACCAAAGCAACGGACGTTTCGGAAGACGCTGAATACGAATGGGCGTACCTTGAAAACCTTCTTGTATACGAACACGAAAACGCGCGCTCTCCTGTGATGCTGAAGTCGTTCAATGACAAAGAACTGTATATGGGTATGGATAACGGATATCTGTGCAAGTTCTGTTTTGACTACGAATCAGCAGACGGTTCGTTCCCGACATACACGTACAACTATGATGGCAAAGCCATCAACGATTACGTGGACACTCCGTTCTCGTGGTTCGGTGTACAGAACAGGTTCAAAAAATTACTCAGGAAATACAACGACCTTTACTGTATCGTCCGTACACACACCGATATAGAGGTGCTGTTCCATACGGAAAAGAAGTTTATGGAAGACAGTAAGGTCTTGAGTTATAAGGCTGACCTCTTTACTTTTAATAACCTTGACTTCTCAACGTACATTGATCAGCAGGGCAACAGGGAATCCAACTTCTCGTTCAAGACTCTCCCCCCTGTCAGTTTCGTTTTAAGGAAGTTAAAAGGCAAAAGGTTCAGAAGGCTTCAGCTCAGAGTACGGAGTGGCGGCGTAAACCATCCCGTAATATTCAAGAGTCTCATGGTGGACGCATACGTCCTCACGAGAAAACTTAAATAAGGAGACAGAAATGGCTATCAAAAAACTATCACAGATGATAGATGACGGCGAACTGATAATCAACAACGTGCAGAAACTTGATGTCACGCCAAGAATAGATTCAGCAGAACTTCAGGCGGCGTTTGATGAAAACGCAAAGAACCTTGTGGCGGCTATAGACTCAGGTATCGTTGACGGAATAACAGGTGAAGACTACGCATCCAAAGCGTACGTTGATCAGGTCGTTATAGATGTAGGCGCAGGCGATATGACCAAGTTCACCTACGACACCAACGAGGACGGCATAGTAAATAACGCCGACCACGCTGTAACGGCCGATACCGCAACGGCTGACGCTGACGGAAACGCTTTCGGAACGACGTATGTGAAAACAGCGTCCATCGCTGAACTTATCTTAAACCTTGCGTATCCTGTCGGGTCTATCAAGATGACCACTTCAAACGTCAATCCGTCTACATACCTCGGCGGTACATGGGCTGCTTGGGGAAGCGGCAGAGTCCCGGTCGGTGTTTCGACCGACACGGAGTTTGACACAGTAGAAAAGACAGGCGGTGCTAAAGCGGTAAACCTTTCACATACACACGCCATAGCGGCAAGGACATCAGGAGCAACAGCACCGGGTTTACCATCGCATTACCATTCCGTATCTCTCACGGCTGCATCAAACGGCAACCACTCACACACGGCTAACTCAAACGGCGGGCATACTCACGCTTATTCTATGGGTTATTACAACGTCGGTTCGGGTTCCGGTTCTACATACAAGTACCTTACGTTCGCAGGCTCGACATCAGCGTACAGCACGAGTTCGGCAGGAGCACATACCCACTCTACAACGACCAACGGCGCTCATACTCATAGCGTATCGGGTAACACAGGTAGCAGCGGTTCGGGTTCAAGCCATACGCATTCCGTACCTGCCGCTACATCAGCAGCAGGCGGGTCTACTGCACAGAGTGTCTTACAGCCGTATATCACTTGTTATATGTGGAAGAGAACAGCGTAAAGGAGAAAAGCAATGTCTATAATGAAAGGCTCTACACCAACAATAAGATGCGTGCTTTCTACCGACGAAGTAGACTTTGACACCATAAGCAAAGTCTATCTCACATTCGCACAGAAAGAGACCACGATAACAGCTCTTAATACTGATTTTCTTCCCGAGGACGCAGAAGTTACGGACAAGACGATAACTTTCAGAAAGAAGCTCACACAAGAGGAGACTCTTGCTCTTGCAGAGGATATCGACCTTGTGTGCCAGATAGACGTTCTTACAACGGGCGGTGACCGAAAGATATCCAAAATCTTTTCTTTCGGTATATGCAAATCTTTAAGGAATCAGGTGCTGTCAAATGGCTGACGAGAAGATCAATGCAGAGATAATCCCCGAAGGGTTTGAGATACGTCCACACTTTTCTTCTCTTGAATCCGAGATGAAAGTCGCCGTTATGGCGGGCATCAAGGGAGATAAGGGCGATAAGGGTGATAAGGGTGATAAAGGCGATACAGGATCTACCGGTCTTCGTGGTGAAACAGGAACAGGCATATCGGGTATTACACAAAACCCAGACGGCACCGTGACTATAGTTCTCACCGACGGCACGGATTACACCACCGCTCCTATGAAAGGTGCGAAAGGTGACAAAGGCGATACGGGCGAACAGGGAGAACAGGGTAACGGAATAGCGAGTGCTGTTTTAGATCCTGACACCTACGAACTTATTCTTACCTTTGACGACGGCTCTACTTATACCACTCCCCCCATAAGGGGCGAAAGAGGTGAAACGGGTGAACAGGGAGTAAAAGGCGATACAGGTGCGACAGGCAACGGCATAGCATCGGCTGTACTCAACAGTAACTATACTCTTACTCTTACGTTTACTGACGGAACATCCTACACCACACCGTCTATTCGTGGTGATAAAGGAGATACAGGAGCAAAAGGCGAAACAGGTGCTACTGGTAACGGTATAAGTTCGATAACAAAAACAGGCACGGTTGGTCTTGTAGATACATACACCATAACCTTTACCGACGGAAACACCACCACCTTTACCGTGACCAACGGTGAAGGTGGTGGTGCAGGTCAGGTAGAGAGCGTTAACGGAAAAACAGGTGTGGTAGTCCTTGATTCTACTGATGTAGGTGCTCTTCCTTCTTCTACTTCTATTCCGTCCAAGACGAGTGATTTGACAAACGATAGTGGTTACATCACATCGGCACAAGCACCTGTTACATCGGTCAACGGAATGACAGGCGATGTCACGGTCGTATCAGGAGTGCAGTCGGTCAACGGACAGACAGGTAATGTCACTCTCGATGCTGACGATGTCGGTGCTCTGCCTGACGATACTTCTATCCCAAGTGCCACGAGCGATTTAACTAACGATAGTGGGTTCGTATCAAGTCAGCAGACGGAGAAGATATTCGTACAGGGAACAACACCTACTGCGAATGACGGAGATATATGGATAGACACGGCAACACAGAGTGCGAGTGGGATAGCGTATCTGCCGTTAAGTGCAGGAAGTAATTATCATGTCACAGGCGATTTGTATGTAGACCAAGACATATTAGATGCGAATGGCGATACTTTTGTTGCCGATTCAAATTATGTACACACGGATAATAACTTTACTACGGCTGAAAAAACCAAACTTGGATATATAGGTGGTCATATAGATGCATTGCAATCTGGAACTATTTCTGTAACAAGCACATCAAGTTGGTACAAGATTTGTTCTGTGAGCAATATAGAGCCAGGAATATATCTCGCTTTCGGTAGTTACAGTTTTACAGGTGCAGGTTTCGACACACGTGCATATTCGTATATAGGAATCGGTACAAGTAATGGTGGTTGGTCGCAGTTCAATCCTCAGATACTAATGGCAACGGCACCGCAGTATTCGTTACAGAACCAAGTTGCAATGCCGTATTATGTTGGTTCAACACAAAGCGAGGTTTCATTATATGGCATGTGCCAGTATACACCTACCACTATCAAAAACGGATACTTAACACTAGTTCGTATCTAAAACTTATAAGGAGAAAAAATATGGATATACCAATAGAAATAAAGAAACAAATATGTCCGAAGTGTGGAAAATATTATTACGAGTTTCAACCTTCAGACCACTACAATTATTGTCCTAAATGCGGAACTCAAATGGGCGAAGGTGTACCGATAGACGAGGAGAATGAAGATGGCAAAGATGTATAAAGACGGCAAGTGGGTAGAAGCCGATACAGAATATGTGGAGTATGTAAAAGCCGTAAGAACTATAGCAGATGCGTTTCGTGAAACTCTTGAGGAGATAAAAAATGAGCGTACTTAAATACAAAGAAAACGGAGAATGGAAAGGACTAAACATAGACCATGCATCCACAGCGGACTCCGCTCTGTATGATGGCAATGGGAATGTTATTTCCACCACCTATGCTACAAAGATTGAAGTTCCTACTGCGACATCAGAGTTGACCAACGATTCCAACTTTGTGTCAGATGCATCCTATGTTCATACGGATAATAACTACACTACGAGCGAGAAAGAGAAACTCGGTTACATCACAACTCATCACCAGTACAGTTACTCGGGGTCAGTAGCGTATGGTTCTTGGGTACAGATTGGAAGCGACATATCGATAACGCCTGGATATTACATGATGCTTCTATACGGTGACATGAATTCTGGCCCAAATTATTATGCAACTCGATTTGCCTACTTTATGAACAACACTTTGCAATGGGAACGAATTGGCAGAAATGTCGGTCAAGGCGGCGGTGGTTGTTCTATTCATAGGTGTATCACGATTAGCCAGTCTGGAGTGATTCGTCTTTACGGATACTGCTACCAATCAGGTGCTACTCCAACAATAAGGCTCACCTTTGATGTGATAAGGCTTGCAGTATAGAAAGGAAATAAAATGGCGAAAATATCAACATTCATAACAGCCGTTAACTCCAACAACAATCTCGGTTTGTACTGTTGGGGTGGCAACGGAGAATTAACAACCGAAGTGAACGAAGCGTGGATAAAAGACAAAGAGACATCTGTTTCAAACGCTAACAAAGTCATCAAGAAATGGAAAGCGAATTACGGAAAACCAGGTGTCCGTCTTATGGACTGCTCTGGTCTTATAGTCTACGGTCTTCGCACGAGCGGTGCTAAATCAAAGACATACGATACAACCGCCGAAGGTCTGCGTGATATGTGCACAGAGTTAGACAAAAAAGAATTAAGAGACGGAGACCTCTGCTTCAGGATGGGATGGCGAGACGATGCTCATACCAAATGGGGTGCTGTTCATGTCGGTATGTACATAGGTGGCAGAGTCATTGAATCAAGAGGAAGAGACTTCGGTGTGGTTACTCGTTCTCTCGGTGCTGCTGGTTGGTCTAAGTACGGAAGACTCAACATCAAGTGGGAAGACGAACCCGAAAAGTATGTTCTCACTCGCCTGCTGAAAAAAGGCTGTAAAGGAAGTGATGTTAAGGCTCTTCAGGAACGGCTTCTTAAACTCGGTTATTCTCTCAAACGCTTTGGGGCAGACGGTTCCTTCGGCTCAGAGACGAGAAATGCTGTTTTAGAAATGCAAGGCAACTCGGCTATCAAACAGGACGGTATCGTGGGTCGTGACACCTGCAAGGTACTCGGATGGACTTGGCGAGGATAAAAAAACTTGAATTTGAACTTGAAAAGGTTCGTGCTCTATCTGTTAAGATGGCAACTTTCGGGTGTGGTGCTCGCCCCTATACTCTATCTTATGACGCACGCCCACCCTCTGGATTCGGTAGGTGCGACGATAATAGCGAATCTGGTAGGCGGGAGCATATTCTACTGGATAGACAAGAGAATCTTTAAAAAACCCTAGAATCCGTTTTAAAGCGTTTTAGGGTGTAGGCAACCTAGTAGAGGTTGGAATAAAGAAAATAAATGTAGAATTAAAACAGAAAGGAATACAGTATGGGTACATTAGGAATTATATTGGCATTATCAATAGTGATATGGTATATCGTCGACAGATTCAAACCCTGGTGGGAAGGAACTGCCGGAGCTAAATACATCACTACGGCAATAGCGTGTGTGCTCGGCATCATCGCCGTCTGCACATTTAACCTTGATATCCTTGTCGCTACTGGCATTGTTCCGAACGCTACGGCTTTCGGTATGATCTGCACGGTTCTGCTCTATATGGCAGGGTCAAGTGCATTCGCTGAAGTGATTGAAAGGATTAAAGGCAAATAAGATGGGAACAACGGATGAGAGATTGCAGGAACACGGCGAGCACCTCGCAAGACATGATGAACAGATAAAGACACTTTTCGCCACAACTGAAGAGATAAAGGCATTAGCGGAGTCCACGCACTCTCTCGCCGTCAGCGTGGAGAAACTTACTTCACGAATCACGCACGTAGAGGACGACCTCGAAGCGTATAATGAAGAGAAGAACAAAAAGTCCTTCGCCGTGTGGCAGGTGTTAATGTCTGCGATAGTCGGCGGAGTGGCGACATATATTCTGACAAACATTTTAAGATAAAGTGCCGACCGAAATTGAACACTTGCTGGTATAACGGCACTATTGGGGAAGTACACCTTCCCCTTTTTTATTTAGGCAAATCGGATTTTACTTCCGTGCTTTACTTTCTTTGTTTTTAAAGCACGAACGTCAGCAAATTGACACTTTTAACAACGAACTTTTATATCAACGATTTTTTATCGCCGATTTTTACGCTGAAACTCGCCTTGAAATTTCCGATCACAAGACAAAAGACACCTTTCGGTGTCTTTGTCCGTTTTCAAAGGAGTTCATTCAATGAGAAAACACATAAGCACAAATTACTTTGATGTGCATTCAGGTGGGGTAACCTGATATCTTCAAGATACCTCTTCTTCGTGCCTTGTCAAGAGTTTATCGTGAGAATCTCAACAGCTCTTCTCATATACTTGCCGAACAGATACTGTATCTTCCTCGATGTGCAGTAATACTTGGCCGCAGCCATTTCGCTTGGTATGTCTGTTTCTACAAATTCACGGAGGAGTTTTTTATCTAAAGAGGATAAGCACACATCGTTTATGGCCTGTTCGCAAGCCTCGATCACTTCGTCCTTTGAATACCTCTTGTTGAGCATCGCATAATATACTAAGCCTTGTTTCTTTTTGCTCACGCCCTTAATAGCACGAAAAGATAATTTCATTCAGCATCTTTGCGAACTCCCTGTTGCCCCTTGTTGAAGCAGGTATAAGAGCAGTAGTATTTCGTTACTCTTTTACCGTCTTCTTTGACTCTTCTTTTGAATTTCCACGCCCCGGAAACACACTTCACAGTACCGCAGACGGGACATTCTCTGTCCAGTAATACCTGGTTCAAATCTCCACCACCTCAATTCCATAAACCTTCTTCATCAGTTTCCTTTTGATGATATACTCGGGTGTCCTGAATCCTTTAGTGTCTTCCACTACTTCCTTCTTTTTCTCGTTATCCCAGTAAACGAAGTCTGCTATGTACGATACGGGCTTCTCTGACTTTATCAGTCTTCCGTTCTTGCCGTATCTCGGCGTTTCAAGTTCCTGTTTGGGGATCAGTTCAAACTTCTTCTGAAGCTCTAAATCCTTGATGACCCCATTCTGTTCCATCAACCATAGTTCCCAGTACCGAGACGCTTCTTTTTGAGAATCAAACTCGATACCGTTAATTAAGACCTTCTTGTTTTTGTATTTACTCATTGAAAATCTCAATTTCTTCTGCCTCTACATTCTGAAGATTGATATTTGTATTGCCGTCCAACTCTATGTGAATGTGGTAGTTACCGTTTTCGACATACTCTTCAGTTTCTGCATTCCAGTCGCTGCATAATCCCATGCTGTCCAACTTACCTTCAAAACCTTTACATCTTACTTTTAACATTTTCTTTTTCTCCTTTTTTGTTTTCGGCATATCCGTACTTTTCTAACACTCTGCATAATTCTTTTATGCAATTATCAGCGTTTAACGCCCTTATCAATTGTTTCTTGTCCACGTCCACATTTAGTTCAGCAGATACACGGGCTACAATATAGTTGTCCTCTGCTTCCATCGCTTTTTCCACGATTTTGGGTATTATCTGTTCCCTATGGACTTTTAACGGCACTCCGTTAATATCTTTAAGTGTGGTTTTTATACCAATTAACTTTACCATCTACATTCACCTCTATGCATTCACAAACTTTACGGTATACCCAAAGTTCATATCTAATTCGGAAGGTTTTGTCTTTGGATGTAAAATAGTCACCATATAATACCCTTGCTCATTCATTGACATTGCCATCTCTTTTATTGCTTCTTTTAATTTTTCTCCGTCACAATCTTCGTGAAATACAATTGAATTCAAATTCATTATCTCCATCTACATCCACCATCCTTGATTCCAACCGACCATCAAGATTATGATTCCTATCACGCAACCGCAAACTAGTCCGACCCACATTGTTCTTCTACCTCTCCTATTTCTCCGTCCTTGTATATAATCCTCATCTTCCCTTTTCGCTCTTTCCACATCTCACAAGAGTCATAAGGATTCACACCTTTGGTTTTTTTCTCGCATATGTAATTTATCGTGTGTATCCATGCGTCCTTATAGTGGTTACTCTGTTCGTAACAATACTGACATTTATCACAAGTCATTCTTCTATCTCTCCCATATAACAGCCACAAGTGGGGCAATAGTGATAATCTTCTGCATCGTAATAACCCCATCCGCAATTTGAACAGACATATATATCTTCTTCTCCCTTAAATCCTTTACTCCAATGTGCCTTTGGTTGTGCCGTTGGTAAAGTCATCTCTTCCTCTATGCCAATAACTGCAACTGTACTTTCTAAATCCCATTTGAATCCGTTCTCTGTGTTTCCCTTATATGCCTTACGCATATGTTCTATAAGTGATTCTCTGTCTATCAGTTTCATTCTTCTACCTCTCTTCTCTCACCTTTACTGCAAAAGTCATCTGCATCCATCTCAAAACCAAAATTGTGATTGTTATAATCGGCTTCTATTAGTCTTCCACAATAATTTTTGGTTGGTTGTGCAAAAGTAAACTCTGCCCAATACTTACAATCCTTGCATCTTACAAAACATTCTTTAATGCATAACTGTTTTAACATCGCATCGGTTTCAGGTGTTGAATCAAACTCAAATTCAGTCATCTTTCCGCTCTCCTCGTGAACAAAAGTCATCTGCATACATTTGTTCTTCCCATTCATAATCTACACTTTGTAAAAAGCATCCGTTTCCAAATTTGAAATACTTACAATCTTTGCAATATATCTGTACTACCTCTATCTGTTCATTAGGTCTGTGTACTGCATCATCAAGATATACACCTTTTGAAATCCTTTTTACTATCATCTTTTTACTCCTCTACTACAAAAGTCATCTTCTTCCCTTATTGGGCAGTCCCACGGATGTTTATCCGATTCTGTGCAATGGTGTTTTTCGGATTCTATGAAATAAAACCAATGTTTACAATCCTTGCAATGGACTATACTATCTATCTTTTCTTGCAACTGCCGTATGTACCCAATCAAAATACTTTTCTGCGTTGACCATAATGTCTTGTCACTTTTCGGTATTTTGGTTGGGTCGTGATATGTAATACCGTACCAATGTCTGCCTATATACCTTATATGCCTTTGCGACATTGCCATATCCCTTTCCTCTATCAGTTTTTTGATGGCGGTCTTTAGGGATTCGTTCTCTGCCGTGAGTTTCGGGAGTTCTTCGTATAAAAGGTGTTTGTATTTCGCTTCCCAATCATTGGACTGGTGTTGTAGTATTCCGTTCTCTATCACCAAATCTTTTACTCTCTCAATCATCGTCTTCCACCTCATCTTCAACCGCCTCGTATTCGTCCAAATCGCTCACGATCACGATGTCTGTACCGAACTCATCGTTTCCCCAAGTGTAGTCTATGATGACCTGTTCGTCTGGTATCTCGGTGAATACCTTCAGCTTGTAGTTCGCTTTGAGCAATAGCATTACCGCATCTGATACAGTCTCTTTGAATTCTTCATACGAGAGGAAGTCCTCTTTCATTATGGCCAGTCTTCCTGCTCCTTCTTTTGGTTCTAATATCTTCATCCTTGTATCACCCTTATCTTCCAATCTCTCGGCTCCAGTATTATCTCTTGCTCCACTTGGCCCGTCGGCCCCATAAGTTTCTCAAGTGGGTACCCGCCATAGTCCATCATCGACGAGCACACAACGGCTGTGAATTGTTTCTGCTGAATCCTCAAGTTCGGTCTGTCTACGACGAGCTTCGCCGAAGGGAATGTGATGGGCTTGTGCGTGTGCCCTGAAATAAGAAGGTCTACACCGTCAATTGAGTTTCCGAATCTCTCTAACTTATTTGCTGATGATCCGATGTACATTCCACCGCCCGCTCCGTGTGTTACGCACAGAACATATGTCGGTTTTTTGCTTCCCGGGCGTGATGTTTCTTTTCCTATGCGGATGAAAACGAAAGCTGTGTTCTGCCTGTAACGGTCTTCTATGTGGAGTCTGCAAAAGACATCGTATAACGGGTCGGTATCGGTCTCCCTTTTGCTGCGCCGTTCGTGGTTCCCGCCTACGCCACACAAAATCTGGTCAGCATACGGCTCAAGCTCACGATACAACCATTCCTTCTGGGCGCCCGGCATCATGAGTTCATCGTAGGTCGAAGAGACGCTTGACTTGATTCCGTTGTCCATCATGTCGCCCACTATCACTATCTGGTCGGTAGGTTTAAGGTTCTTCTTCCACATTTCCCATCTTTCTTCCGAGAACTGCCGACTTCCGACGTGCAAGTCACCTAACGGCTTCAAATGTACGGATGTGTCCTTCGGGAAATCTTTTACGATCGCTATAAGGTCTTGTAACATACATTCTCCTTTACCAACTTACGGGATTCTTCTCCATATATGGTTTATAGATTTCTTTGATACACCTCTCACATAATTCTCGCCTGGTAAAATACGGCAGACCGAAAGGAATCTCTTTTTCAACGGGCCATTTCACCGGCACTCCTTCATCAAGTCTGTGGGCGTATGGTATTCCTATGTACCACGCTTCTGCCCCGTCCCAGTCTTCCCATCTGTCATTCTCTTCTATCCATCTCCACAGAAGTCTCGAAAGCACTTCCCATCTCGCTCTGTCTTTCAGGAGCTTCTCGTCCGTGCAGTAATTCGCAACGGATATAAGGGAATCGGCATACCTTTCGCCTTCTTCTTCCGTGTTCCAGTCCACCTCGCCGTGAGCGTTGATAAAGTAATAAACCTGATTGATTCCCTGCTTGCTGAAACAGTTTCTCCCCATAGTCGAAGTGAACTTCCTGTCAAGGGCGAATTTCAAAGCGGAAATCTCGTCCTCGATCTCGCGGATCTTAACGGAGTTATAATGTTCATCGTTTTTGATGTTCGCTACAAACTCTTTGATATCATTTATCGCTCTTTCGTAATCCATCTTCTCTCTCCTTTATCCCTTCCATAATGTATAAAACGCAAGGGAGTGCTACTCCGTTTCCCCACATCTTATACTGTGCCGAGTCACTACCTTCAACGCCTTCGCACCACCAGTCAGGGAATCCCTGAAGGCGGCAGCACTCAAGTGGCGTCAGCCGTCTGACTCGGTATCTCTTGTCGTTTGTTATCAAGGTCTTTGACCCCCCCCCCATAAACGCCGCCGTCGGCCATCAGGCTGACCGCGGTCGTATCTTCCGTATAGCTTGAATATGTTACCTGGTTAAATGTTTCCATAGTTACTACCAAACAATCTGACCCCCCCACATTCTCCAAACTTCGCGCAAAGGGGTCTGCATTTGTTACTCTCTTCGTATAAGTGGTCATATAGTTCTCTATAAGCCTTCATTCTCTACTATCAGCTCGCTGGCTCTTTGCTCTCCCATATCAAAAGTATTAAGGCAGTTACTCTTCTCTGTTCCATCCCACGTTGTAGGGTCGGTCTTGCACTTTGAACGGCTTACTTTACGGAACGTTTCCGTAACGAACGGAGTATTGTTGCCACCAGTACCCATTCTGTTTAATAATGTCGGTGATTTTTCCATAGGCCCCGCATACGACACGGCAGTTCCGTTGTTATAAAACACCATTAGGTTGCTGCCAACGGTGTCCCCGCTGTTTTTTAGTGTGGGGGCTTTGCCATCGTAGACCCTAGGTGCACCTTTGTCGGGAGAACTGCCTTGCATCAGCATGATGTACTGTCCGTTGTTGCAATCTATGGTTCCCGCCTTATCGTCTTGAATCAGGATTCCTTTGCCCCCCCCCGGCTTTCCGTGGCGTTCTTTGATTGCGACTGCTGCACGAGCGCTTCCTTCAGTACGGGTGGCAGAGCTTTCCCACGTCTTTCTGATCTCGCTAAAATCCCTTGACAAGCCATCGCGCTTAAATAGTATTTCTCCGGCGCCCCCCCCACTAAAATCTGCGACAAGGAAGATTCTTCTACGCATTTGGGGTACTCCCCAATATTGCGCGTCAAAAGTCCGCCAAGCAATGCTATATCCGTCTGCCAGAATCTCTCCTGCTTTTGCCCACGCTTCGCATTCAGGTACTGAAAACTCTTCTTCGGTAACCCTACAGAATCGTTCGAGAACCACCCTGAAATCTCTTCCTTCATTTGAGGAGAAAGCTCCGTAGACATTCTCCCAAATAGCGTATCTTGGAAATCTATTTTCTGTTGCATCACGCATCTCCTTAATTATTCTTATGGCTTCCATAAACAGTCCCGACCTCTCGCCTTCAAGTCCCGCCCTGAATCCCGCTATGCTCAAATCCTGGCACGGGCTACCGAAGGTTATGATGTCGACCGGTTCAACTTCAGCTCCGTTTATCTTTGTTATGTCTCCCAAATGTTTCATATTCGGGAAATTCTTTTTTGTGACTCTTATAGGGTATTCTTCTATCTCGCTTGCCCACACGGGTTCTATCCCACACATCACAGCTGCCAAAGGGAATCCCCCTGATCCGTCAAACAAACTGCCTAATTTCATTTTCATACTTATCGCAACTCACGATGTAGCCGTCGCTCACGGTCACATATGAAGGTCTTATCCCTTTCACCCATTCACACGCTCTGCTGTCGCAGGCGTTTTTGCAAGACCAACACTTCTGTGAGAACTCCTTTCTTATTTTCTTGATATTTCTCGGGCTTGTTTTTAACTCGTCTGCGAACTGGTCTATGGTCAGCAAGCCTTCGTATTTATCCATCCACTCTATCCTGTCAATATCAGTCATTTTCTTTTTCCTCATCTTCGCCCCTAAACACTTTCAAAAATTCCGTCGCCGTTATTTTGTTTTCCCAGTAATATTTGCTCCTAAAATTCCTGATATGTTTTATTGCTAGTTCTAGCATTTCCTCTATGTCCGTGAAAAGAACACTCACCTCGGCGGGTTTAAGACCGTCTTCCTTTTCCAAGCGTTTTGCCGCATCATAAGCGTGGTCATCTAGCACATATTCCAAAACTTCTTTTATCAACATTTCCTTTTCCCCTTTTTCTCTAACTCCTCGAAGATATACGCACACCCGAATGTGTCTTTTGTTATCGTCTTCGGGTCTATCACCGTAAAGGTGTGACTCTTTTCTGCCACTTGGCTTTTCCCCTGAAGCCTTTCACATTCCTTGACTATGCTCCCTATCCTCGGCGGGTATTCCGACCGACCCAGGACATTGGTGAATGCCTTCTTGAATTCCTCTGATGAGAAGTCCTTTAAGGCTTCTTCCCAAGTGCTTAAAATAATATCCTTATCCTTTAACGGGTACGCGTTACTGAAATTTGAATTAATCGTCATTATCGCGTTCGCTATATCTTTTCTCGTTACCATAACTCACTCCAACCATTTAGACAGGTCATCTGCCTTCTCTTTCTTTCTTCTGCTCTCCCAAGTCCTGAAAGCTGCTTTCCAGTCCTTCATCGGCGAATTGCCGACCTTCCATCCCTTTGCCGTGTAGAAGTCAAAGAACTCGTTTGGATCAACCACAGAGTCTCTCTCGTCACAGTAGGCTTGTATCTCTTCTAAAGTGGGTGCTTTAAATCTTTTATTATTAGTAGATATATTATTAAGAACAGAAACAGAATCAGAACTAGAACTATAGTTAGATGTATCCATAGGGTATTCTTCGTTCTGGATAGGGTATCCATAGGGTATCTCTTTTTCTTTCATCCTGGCTTCAATATAGGATTTGAACTTCGGTGTCTTGATGTAAGAACCGACAGTCTCAAGTCCTTTGAGAAGTTTGGGTGAGGAGTTCCAGTTGTACTTGCTCCAGTTGAGTATGAGGACTTCCCTTGTCTCTTTGCAGTAGCAGACAACTTTCAAAACTTCTTCCATCCTCTGCATCAGCCTTGCGACAGTATCCTCGTTGTATCCCGTCTCCCAAGCCATCTGTCTGTAACTGATCTCGTAGCAGCCGCAGAGATTTGTGTGTGAGTTTGTGAGCAGATACAGAAAGAAGTATCTGTCTTCCGGCGTGAATTCATTCACCACTTTGGAATCATTCCAAAAGTTTCCGTATATCTGTCTGTAGTTACCCATACCTCTCACCTCAAAAGGGAAGTTCGTTTTCGTTGAAAGAAACTTCCTTGAAACCGAAATCATCAAGCGTAGGCTGTTTAGGTGTTTCTTTTGTTTCCGCTTTCGCTCCCTGAACGAACTCGGCTTCTTCCACGTTCACCTCGGTCACATAGACTTTCTGTCCTTGCTTGTTTAGATAATCTCTCGTCTGGATAGAACCGACTATGCTGATGGGCTTGCCCTTCGTAAAATACTGTGCTACGAAATCGGCCGTACCTCTCCACGCCACGCAGTTGATGAAGTCCGTATCGTATGTTCCGTTTGCGTTCTTGAACCTTCTTCTGACGGCTACCGTGAAAGATGTAACAGATGCGCCGTTTTCCGTTGCCTTCTTCTCGGGGTCTTTTGTTAAGTTTCCTATGAGTATCGCTTTATTCATCGTTATTTACCTCTATTTCTTTTCTACAATTGATTTTCTTACTTCAGGGTCTATTCCCCTTGCCCCTTGCAAAAACCTCTTTAAAGCCAATTTAATGCCGTGGCTTTTTCTCATCAGCGCATTCGTGCGTGACCTTGTCAGTTTCTCTGCTGCGAAGAAATCTTCTTCACAGTCAGGCTTGTAGTATCCGCAACCTTTCTCAAGATTGAACACGGGATATCCGTTTGATGTCAGTACCTGAATGCACTTTCTTACCTCTCTCGGCCCCTGACCTGTGGCTCTGCATATCTCCGTTAAAGGCACGGCGTTTTTAGAGCCTTCGGGCACGGCGTCGTAAACGTCAAGACAATTTGGATTCAGCTTTTCTACTCTCTGTCTCATCTTCGGTCACCTCGATCATAAAATCCCCGAATTCTTTTGCGAGCCTTGAAGGATATTTGTTCTTCGTGAAAAGGCTCAACACGGCCATGCTTACATATAAATCCGACTTCCCTTGTTCCATTAAGTAGTTCATCATTGCAAGAACCAGGTGGAATAAATCCTCTTTATGAATCTCTAAAATCTCTTCGCTTATCATATAAATGTTCTCCCGTATTCCTTAATTATTCTTTCTTCCGTCCATCCAAGTTCATTCATCATCCGCAGCTGAATGTGTTTCTGTAAGGCTTCCATTTCTTCTGCGTTCGTCTGCACGTTTCGGTGACATCTTCTGCATAGATACACGACAGGGCTTTTGCCTTTCCTTGCACCGGCGAAAACATGGTGCGGGTCGACTGCGTAATCTCCACATAAGTAGCACTCGGTTATACCCTTTATGAACTCCACTCTCTCCCCGTCTGTTCCCGAAGGAAGGAAAACCATTGTTTCAGTATGTTTATCTTTTCTGCTGCTACGCCTTTTAGGTTTTCCGTCTGCTCTGCTATGCACCATAAATCTGCTATATCGTCCTCTCCGTCCACAATCGTCTGTATTATCGAGACGGGTACTCCTTCAGCCCTTTTGACGGCTGTCCTTTTTGCTTTTTCCCTTCGGTAGTCTCTCCGTTTGAGAGGAGCTTCCTTGCTGTACATATCTAGATCGCTTAAAGCCTGGAACAGCTCCTCTTTGGTCTTACGAAGTTCAAGCAGTAAATCTACTCCGCTCATTTCTTACCTTTCTTTGAGTAATTCATCAGAGTCTTAATGGCTTCGGTCATCTGCGCTTTCGACATCTCTTCGACCTTCGCTACATGGTAGTGGTCAAGCATCTCCTGTTCCTTGCCTTCAGGTATCTGCCCGAGTAAGTTCTTTACGAGATTAATCTGTTTTTCGCTTGGCTTGTCAGAAGCCTTCTGCTCTGTTTCCTTATACTCGTTGGTGTCGGCGTCCTTGTTATCATCAAGAAGGAAGAGTCCGTTTAAGGCGTATTTTCTGGCATAGGATGAAGCCGTGCCCGTTATCTGTGAATCGTCCATACCCTTTTTGGTCTCGGCTTCTCTCGCGAACGCTCTCGTCTGCGCAATGGCAGCACCTGTCTCCGTATCGTACAGAGTAGCCGTGGCGCCTATGTAATGTCTTCCACCTTCCGTTGCTATGATGTCATCCGTTAATATGAGCGTTACCCCGTTCTCCTCAAGTAACGGCTTGACCGCTACAAGGATGTCCTCACAACTTCTGTAATTGTAGTTTCCGAAATCGTTGTGCTGATTCTTCGTGCACTTGATCTTGTTCTGAATTGCTAATAATCTTTTCATTGTTCTACTCCTTTGAATAACTCCTCGGGCTGTACGCCCAGTACTTCTGATATCTTTCTAATTGACTTGTGTCTCGGTCTTGTTGCGTGAAGCGTCTTCCATACCGCTTGCTTTGACACCCCTAACGCCTTACCGATGGCTTCGTATGTTATTTTCTTTTTATCCATCAGTTTCTCTATCTTGTCGGTATCAAGTTCGGCTATTGGCTTTCTCTTCTGTTCAACTATCACTTTGTCGGGGTCAAGCCCTAAATAGTACACGACCTTCGCTATGCACTTCTGTGTGCCGTACCCCGTGTTCAGCATTTTGTAGACCGTCGGAAGTGAAACTCTTGAACCCCATGAAAGGTCTTGCGCCCCTATGTCCTTCTTCATCATTTCCTTCCGAATCCGTTTTACATTGATAGGTATCATTGCATTGCCCTTGCGTGATCGCAGAATGCCCTACAGACACAATAGTCCTGGCATTTGCGGTCAGCTCCTTTCCTCTCTTCTATGTAGTACCCCGACCCTTTCTTTGCTAAATGCTGTTCGGCTTCTCTTCTTGTTTTGAACACTCTGTCAGCCTTCTTGACTCCTTGTTTCTTTACGGCGAATGTATCGTCCTGATGGTATCTCTCTTCGGGTTCGCATAAAGGAAGTGCGCAGTCGGGAACATTCTCAAGCGACTCAATAAGTTTTATCCTTTCCGTTGCCCATTCCTTTACTTGTCTGATGTCTTCGTCCGAGAAATCCCATTTTTCCATCCACACCGGGTATTCAGGATACCCTTCTTCAAATCTTTTTGAAGGTGTATGGTCTTTCAGAAGCATCAGCACCTCACCGCCGTTTACCTCAAATCCCGCGTCCTTCCACAACATCGCGTACAGGAGTAACTGTTTCTTATAGTCATCGAACTCGCCGAATTTAACCTTGTAGGTTGAAGTTGTCTTATAGTCCGTGATGACCTTGTCTTTAAATAAGTCGCTCTTGCCCGTGAGCGTTGTGTTCGATATCTTCATCGACAGCCTTTGCTCTCTGAACTCATCGGGATCTTCCGCTGTCATCTCTAAAACCTTATGGACTGCTGTTCCGAAGATGAGCCATACCATATCGGCTGCGTCTCTCTCTATCTCATCCCAATGCCGTTTGGTGAGGATGGTCGCTCTCACTCCGTTAAGAAGAGAAGTGACTCTCAAACCTTCGACATTTTCTTCCATCTCACAAGCCTTAACAAACGCTTGTGGAAGATTCTTTTTGTTCGTTATCTTCATTTTCGCTACCCCACATCTTTACTTCTTTTTTCTCAAGTTTTCTCTCAAGCTCTTCTACTCTTGCCCTTAACTCAATCAAGTCCTGAACCACGTCTTTCTCAAATTTACTCATTGTTTCCTCTCCTTAAATGATTCCTTTTTTCCTGGCGTCTTCTCTTATTGACTCCCAATGATCCGAGTCAGCCCAAACTCTTGCGTAACTGACCAGTATTTTCATCAGCCCTGTTGCCATTGGCCCGATCACTTTGAAAGTTTCACCTTTCCATTCACGGAGCAGAGCGTATGTATATTCATTGATATCGCCTGAAACCTCTATCAGCCCTTGCTCCTTCCAGCCTTTAAGGATGTTTAAGTCCTCTTTGTTGGTCACACACACAAGGCTTGCTTCCGATATGTCGGTCACGGGTTTTTCTATGCAATCCCACATTTTCATTTACAGCACCCCCATTGCGTGGCAGAGTGCGATGAAAAAGAATGTTACAGCGCCGCCGCCTATTGCCAAGACCCCAATGACCTCAAGCCATTGCTTTCTTGCTATCTGTTGTTTTATAGCCTGTTCTTTGTGATATGCTCTTTCCAGATGTCCTTGTCTTCTCATTTGTTTCCCCTTTCTAGGCAAGCCACCTTGCCATGTGATCCTTTGATACGTACTTTCTTCTGCCAAGTGTTTTAAGTTTGAAATGTTCTCTGACCGTCCGTCTGTCTACGCCCAGTATCTGTGCTGCTTCGGTCACGGTCAGCAGCTCCGGGTATTCGCTTAATCTCTCTACGATATCCCGATATCCGTCTCGTTCTCTCATCTAAACCCCCTTTACCATTTCTCGGTAATCGCTAGGCAAAAAAAATATCTTTTACCCCCGAATTGCCTTTCTTTACTATATATTACTGCCATTTCTCGGCAATGTCAACACTTTTACCAAAAAAAAGTTGAAGAAGTTCTAAATAAATGTTAGTATTAAATGACCACACCAAAGGGGGTCGTTTTCAATGGGTAACAATTCAAAGGATATTCTCGCAAAAAACCTTATGCGTTTAATGGAAACCTACAATATGACAAGGGAAGAACTGTCTCAAAAGATAGATGTTCCTTATTCAACGATAAGCAACTGGCTACAGGGTATTAGTTATCCTCGGGCGCAGATGCTTGATAAATTGTCAGCGTATTTTGATGTAGCAACGAGCGAACTTGTGGACAGATACAAAGAAGATACTCCATCTTATAGAATGTATCCCGTTCTCGGCGAAGTACAAAACGGATACGATTCATTTGCCGTACAAGATGTCATAGGCGAAGAAGCCATTCCTGAAGAATGGATAAAGGGTGATGATCCCGACAATTATTTCGTCCTTGCTGTTAAAGGTGAAAGCAACTATCCAGAGCTACGCCCGGGAAGTGACCGTTTGCTCATTCACAAGACATCAAGCGTCGATTCAGGAAGCCTGGCACTCGTGCTTTATGAAAGCGAATACGCAACGGTAAAAAGAGTGATATACAAAAAGGGTGAGGATTGGCTTGAGCTTCAGCCTTTAAATCCAAGTTTTCCACCTTTGAGGATAGAAGGCAGCGATCTCGGTAAGTGCAAGGTCATTGGCGAAGTCGTTCGGCTGATAAGGAAGTACTGATGAGATACAAATCAACGGCTACCATAGACGGCAAGAGAAAATATTTCTATGGTGCGTCGAAAAAAGAAGCCGATAAAAAACGAGACGAATATGTAAAGAAGTTTAACGGCGAAAAGTATCTCTTTAAGACTGTCGCAAGTAAGTGGTGGGAAGATGCTCTGCTTACTATCGCTTATAACACGACCAAAGGATACAAACCAGCAATGGAAAGGGCGGTCAAAGAATTCGGTGATGACGATATAAGTGACATTAAGCCTTATGATATAGCAAGTTATATAAAATGGTTTTCAAGAGGTGGAAGAGCAGACAAAACAGTCCGTACACAGTTAATGATCATTAACTTGATATTTAAATACGCCATTAACGATATGGGCATAGATATCCAAAACCCGTGCAGAGACATTGAAGTTCCGAAACACTTAAAAAAGACAAAGGTACATTCACCCGAAGACGATACACTTAAAAAGATAATGGCGGCTGATGACTGTCAAATGAAAAGCATAGCAATGTGCATACTGTATTCGGGACTGCGTAAAGGTGAATTGTTGGCTCTCACATCTGATGATATAGGAAGTGCTACTATAAGAGTAAATAAATCTCTATTCTGGGATAATAATAAGCCTGATATAAA